CCCGAAACCTGGGTGCAAGCAATGGAGCTGCTCCAGGATCGACATAATTTAATCTGTACTAAAAAGGATGCAGCGTGAAAAAATCAGCGGCACTTAGATATGTTGGTTTTAATGTTAAATACGATAGAGAAAAAGATGACTTTTATCCTACTCCAACTGAGGCAACACAAGCTTTATTAGATAGAGAAAAATTTGAGGGAAATATTTGGGAGTGTGCTTGCGGAGATGGAGCAATGTCTGAGGTTATGATTAAAAATGGATATGAAGTTTATAGCTCTGATTTAATTGATAGAGGCTACGGAAACACGCCAGAAGATTTTTTAAAAAGCAACAAAGTTTATGATAATATTATTACTAATCCGCCATTTATACTCTCAACAGCTTTTACAGTTCACGCTTTAAAACAAGCTAGAAAAAAGGTAGTTGTTTTAAATAAAATTTCTTATTTAGAGGGAGTAACTCGCAGAGAAGTTATTTTTAATCAAAAAAAATTAAAGAAAATTTGGATATTTACAAGACGAGTAGCTTTTAGAAAGCCTGGCTCAAATAAATTAGCTGGTGGATTAATGGCATTTGGCTGGTTTGTTTATGATGTGAATTATAACGGATTACCCGAGGTTGACTGGATTTAATGGATAAAATATTTTTTATTATCTTTTGTAGCTTAGGTTTTATGGTTCTTTTATCACTTTATATGCTGGGGGTGGTTCTATGAGTAGCTTATATTTTGTAGGGGATTTGAATATCCTGGCTGATAAGCGGCTGAGTGGAAATGATAAGCTAGTCTATTTTTGCTTAGTTTCTTTTATGAATGTAAAGGATGGAAAATGCTATCCCAGATATAATACAATTAGAAAACGAACTGGATTATCTGAACGCACAATTCAAAGATCCGTCAAATACCTTGCCAAGCTACAGCTTATTACAATTAAACGGCAAAGATCTACTAATTTATATCTAATAACCCGCCAGAAAATATTACAAGAAACCATTAAGAAAAGAGTGAGAAGTCAAATTGGCTTCTCTGATAAGTCAAATTGGCGTTTATTAAAAGAACCATCTTATATAACTAAGTATGGTTATAAGAATAATAATACCTATAAGAGCAAATTCTCGAGTGGGGGGTTTGCAAATCATTCTCAAGACAAATTAAACTATAAGGGAGAAGAGTGGAATTATTCCGCTGAAGAGGGGATGTGGGTTGAATTTAAGAATAAGAAGGGGGAGATAATAAGAAAGCACAAGTTTAAGAATATAATTGAAGAGGAGAACCCCTCAAAAAAAAAGTTTAATGCTGCCGCAGAAAGGCAGCTTGATTGCGCTTAATTGCTCATAAAATAATAGAAGTCTTTGAAGTAGCTGGCAGAACCGAGAGGATGATGCCTGGATTAAATGCAATAAAGCCAAAAGCTCCCAGAATGTTTGATTTGCTGGAAATGAGCTATGATCCCAAGGATATTGGATATTGGGAGAAGAAAGGGTTTAAACTTAGAGCTAATAGTCATCAGATTACTTGTTGGGAGCTTGCTATTGATTTACTTGCAAAAATTGAAAAGCTTGAGGATCGAAGATTAATCTGGGCGAAAGCCATGAGATATTCCTGGGTAGCTCTTGGAAAACAATTTGGCTGCCATCGAGTAACAATTAAAAAAAAATATACAGCTGCTATTCTTAACCTTGAATTTAATCTTGAAAAATCTGTGGTAGACAAGATTGACAATTTAATCTAATAGGAAAGATAGGCTTAGTATTATTATGCCTGGAAGACCCTTACATAAGATCCAATGCGACAGTTATACAAGAGGAAGTAATTTTACAAAAAGGTGTTTATGCAAAGGATATTATCAAAAGACTTCAAAAAAATACCGATGTAAATTTCATGGCGGAGCCTCTACTGGACCCAAATCTATTGAAGGCAGAATAAAGGCATTAAGAAATTTATGGCAATATAAGAATAAGGATTACAAAGAATTATACGAATGGATCAAATCGAAAAAATATGTGAAAGATTAGAATTGGGAGAACCACTCTCAACAATTTGTAAAGATAAATCAATGCCAGATGTCTCAACCATTTATAAAAAATGTAGAGCCAATAAAGAATTACAAGCAAAGATTATGACAGCTAGACAAACGGGTGTCTGGACTTTGTTGGATAGAATAGCTGAAGATATGCAGATCCCTAAGACACCGCAAGAAACACATTTTTTAAGAGAGAAGTGGAGCCATATCAGATGGCTTGCAACAAAATTAGCAGCGTCAACCTTTGGAGATAAAAGCCAGGTTGAGCAGAAGATAGATAATCATTTAATCATTAGTTGGGGAGAACCTAAGAATGAAAACAATATTATACAAGCTAAAGAAGTTATGGATCAGGTATCAGGTGTGGATGTTAAAGCTATACCTGGAACAAACTCAACTCATCAAGAAGAAGGAAGATGAACAAGTAAAGTTTAAGATTAACAAGAGGAAGTTTTGGAATAGACATAAATACAAAAGGTAAGAATGGGTAAGTAAGTTGGTTTTCAGATGGCGGATCCACGCTCCTCGCACACGCATTATGGAGTTCGTTTGGTTCTAAGTCTCTGTCTTGGTCTCTGTTTCATTGAATAAGATAATGAAATCAACGATTGTCTATAGGTTTTATACCTATGACCCAGGAACTTGCATATAAAAGTGTATATTTTGAAAGAACAAAGGTGGGGTATACCCGAAAAACCAGCCGCATTTTTTAAGAATATATATATTGGGACTTCAAGACACAAACACACAGACAGACTTAATGATGAACGAGAAAGATAAATACACAGATAAATTAATAACCGCCATGGTATTTCACGCAGAAGACACCAATGGTTTAGTTATTCATTTAAACGGCTTTACGAGCCAGGATCACGCAAATAAATTTTGTAAAAAACTTATGAAGAACAGCGGCATAGAGTATAAATCAATCAGGGAACTTTTTGATTTACCAACTATTCACTAATAAGGAGGAAATAATGGATATAGATTTAATTATTCATGAAGCAAAACATTATTGGAGAGATCATAAAAAAGTTGTGATCGGTGTTGCGGCTTTAATAGTAATTTTACTAATTACATAAAATGAGAGTACAAATACCCTATACACCAAGACCGCTGCAAGCGGAGTTACATAAAAATTTGGATCAGTATAGGTTTGCTGTACTTTCCTGTCATAGAAGATTTGGAAAAAGCGTAGCCATAATTAATCATTTAATTAGAGCTGCACTTACCCATAAAATGAAAAACCCTAGGTTTGCCTATATAGCGCCAACTTATAAGCAAGCTAAAAGCATAGCCTGGGATTATATGAAAATGTTTGCTGGAGGCATACCAGGAGTTAAGTTTAATGAGACAGAGCTAAGATGCGATATGCCGAATGGCAGCCGTATAACGCTTTTATCCTCTGAACAGCCAGACAGCTTACGGGGATTATTTCTTGACGGAGTTTGTATAGACGAGGTTGCGCAAATAGATCCGAGATTATGGAATGAAATTATAAGACCCGCACTATCGGATAGGAAGGGTTTTTGTTATTTTATAGGAACCCCAGCGGGATTAACAAATATTTTTTATGAATTATACCAGCACGCTTTAGGAGATCCGAAGTGGTATGCTTATACGGCTAAAGCGAGTGAGACAAAAATTATCGACCAGGAAGAGCTGGATGCAGCTAAAGCTCAAATGGGAGATGCAAAATATAAACAAGAATTTGAGTGCGATTGGATTGCAAATATTGAAGGATCCATATATGGAGATATAATAAAAAAACTTGAAGAAAAAAAACAATTAACAAGACTTGCATACGATCCAGCTTTATTAGTTCATACAGCCTGGGATTTAGGAGTTGATGATAGTACATCAATAATATTTTTCCAGCAGTTAGGGAACCAGATTTTGGTTATTGATTATTATGAAAATAACCGAGAAGGGTTGCCGCATTATGTCCAGTTGGTAAAGGATAAAGATTATTATTACGGAGATCATTTTGCACCACACGATCTCGAAGTTACAGAATTTTCAAGTGGTAAGAGCAGAAGAGAAGTGGCTTACCAGTTGGGATTAAGGTTTAAGGTTTTACCTAAAATAAACCTGGAGGATGGGATCCATAATTTAAAAATGGTTTTACCTAAGTGTTGGTTTGATATAGAAAGCACAAAACCATTGATAGATGCGTTAAGACACCATCATCGAAAGTACAATGAAAAAATGAAAATGTTTAGTAATAAACCTCAAAAAGATTGGAGTTCTCATCCTTGCGATGCTATGAGATATTTAGCTTTAGGAATTACTGAATTACCAAAAAACAAAATTGCGGCTCAGAAATTAGCCGTCAATGATTATACAATACACGGAGAATAATTATGGGATTTTTAATGCCTAAAGTACCAGCAATGCCAGCTATACCACCAGTTAAGCCTTTAGCAACACCACCGAGCTATGAGGATACGGATAGAGCTGAAGCTGCTAAAGCAAAAAGAGATAAGATTAGATCTGGAAGAACGGGAAGATCTGCAACGATTTTAACCACAGCTAAAGGTTTAGATGATGATGAATATTCAACAAAGAAAACTTTATTAGGAGGATAGTATGGGAGGAGTTATATCAAGACCAAAACCACCAGCACCGCCACCAGCTCCAGTTTATACTCCAGCTCCAACAAAAGCTGAAGTATCACAAGTATCATCAACGGATGCAAGCGGAATGCTAAAAGGTAAAGGTAGATCCAGCACAATATTAACGGGTGCAAAAGGCTTAGGCGACAACGCATTAACAACAACCAAGAAATCATTACTCGGAGGATAGATGGCTATAGACCCAAAAGCAAAAATGATTATTGAGAGATATAAAACTCTCAAAGCAAAAAGAGTTACATGGGAAGATCATTGGCAAGATATTGCAGATTATTTCTTACCAAGAAAAGCAAATATTACCATGAAGCATACCAAGGGAGATAAGAGGCATGACCAGGTTTATGATGGTACAGCTACTCACGCATTAGAATTATTATCCGCTAGTTTAAATGGTATGTTGACCAATACAATTTCTCCGTGGTTTATTTTAAAATTTAGAAACGATGCAACCAATGAAGATGATGCAGCAAGAGAATGGTTGGAAAATTGCGCAAAAGTTATGCAGCAAGTATTTGCTCGTTCAAATTTTCAACAAGAAATTTTTGAATTATACCATGAGCTATTAGCTTTTGGTACATCTGCAATGTTTATTACAGATGATGCTAAGGATGATTTAAGATTTAAAACAATTCATATTTCAGAAATATTTATTACTGAAAATGAAAAAGGATTAGTGGATAGTTTAACAAGAAGATTTAATCTTCAAAATAAAAATATTCCATTAATGTACCCAGAGGCGGAATTGCCAAGAGCAATCCTAACGGATATAGAAAAAGCTCCACACGAAGATACAGTAATTTTACACTCAGTTTATCCTAACGAAGTTAAGATGGGATATGACAATAGTAAAAATATGGATTGGGTATCTTGCCATGTTCACGAAAAAACTGAAACTTTGTTAAAGGAAAGTGGTTTTAAAGAATTTCCTTATGTAGTACCAAGATATTTAAAAACTTCATCCAATGAGATTTACGGAAGATCTCCAGCGATGAATGCGCTGCCTGATACGAAGATGTTGAATACCATGTCTAAAGTTTCAATTAAAGCAGCTCAAAAACAAATCGACCCACCTTTAATGGTTCCTGATGATGGTTTTATTTTACCTATTAGAACTGTACCTGGTGGATTAAATTTTTATAGAGCTGGAACTAGAGAAAGAATTGAACCATTACAAATTGGATCCAACAATCCAGTTGGTATTCAAATGGAAGAACAAAGAAGAAAAGCAGTTAGAGAAAACTTTTTTGTCGATCAGTTAATGACTATCCAGGGTCAAAACATGACAGCTACAGAAGTTATGCAGCGTACTGAGGAAAAGATGAGATTACTTGGTCCAGTATTAGGTAGACTACAATCGGAGTTGTTACAGCCTTTAATCACAAGAAGTTTCAATTTATTATTTAAAAATGGTAAGTTTCAGCAGCCGCCAGAAATGCTAGGCGACCAGGATATTGAAATAGAATATGTATCTCCATTAGCAAAAGCTCAAAAGACACAAGAGCTTTCATCTATTATGAGAGGTATAGAAATATTTGGCTCAATGCAAAATATTGCACCAGTATTTGATTACATAGACATAGATGGTTTAGTTAGTCATGTTACAGATGTTTTGGGATTACCAGCTAAAATTATGAGATCAAAAGGGGAAGTTCAACAAATTCAACAACAGAAACAACAAGCCGAAATGGAGCAAATGCAATTACAACAAGCTCAGCAAGTCGCTGAAGCTGCGGGTAAAGTAGCACCAGCTCTCAAGGTGGCTAATGAATAAAGATGACTTAAAGCAATTAATTATTGCTTACAAACAAGTTTTTGAATCTGACCATGGTAAAAAAGTTATGGAAGATTTAGAAAAGAGATGCAGCTATCATAATACTACTCATGTTAAAGGAGATAGTCATGAAGGCGCATTTTTAGAAGGAACAAGATCAGTAATCTTGTTTATTAAAAATATGCTTAACAAAAAAGGAGAATAAATATGTCAAGCGAAAATCAAGAGGTAGCAGCACCAGTTGAACAACCATCGGTACTGTCTGGAGACCCTAAAACAGAAACTCCAGAAACAAGCACAGATTGGAAAGTAAGTCTTTCCGATGATGTAAAAGCGGATAAATCTTTAGAAAATATTAAAGATATTAATGCGCTAGCCAAAAGTTATATCCATGCACAGAAAATGGTTGGATCGGATAAAATTCCAGTTCCAAACAAATATGCAACCGAAGATGATTGGAATGCCGTTTATGAAAAACTAGGCAGACCAAAAACTGCGGATGGATATAAGTTTGACTTACCACAAGATAAACAAGTGGATGAGGTATCATTAAAAGAATTTTCCAGCCAGGCGCATAAGTTAGGATTACTTCCTAACCAGGCTCAAGGTATGGTTAAATTTTATAATGAAATAACAGCTAAATCTTTACAAGATGCTGACAGCAAAGCTCTTGCTGCTAGAGAAACTAGCACTAAAGAACTTAAACAAGAGTGGGGTCAAGCATTCGATCAAAAGGTTTCACAAGCAGCAACATTAGCAAAATCAGTTGGTGCTACAGAACTTTTAAATACTAATTTAGCAGACGGAACCAAACTGGGAGATCATCCAGTTATGATTAAAGCATTTGCAGAATTAGCAAATAAAATGGGGGAAGATAGCATAGTTCAAGCATCTGGACCAACTTATCTGACACCAAACCAAATAGAAAAACAAATTGGAGAACTGACGCAAGAAAATTCGGCTTATTGGGATAAAAACCATACAAATCATGAAGCAGCAGTTCAAGAAGTTTTAGCTTTACGAGAAAAGAAAAATCAAGTATAGCTGAAAATGATTAGGAAAATCGAAAGACCCTAGTTGACACTATGAAAGTATAGGATCCAGGAGATCTAAAATCGAGGAGCGACCCGTAAGGATAATCATCCGATTTAATATAAACATAAACAGACGGAGGAACTTATTATGAGTTCACAAATAACTACTTCTTTCGTTGAGCAGTATAGTTCAAATATATCTATGCTTTCTCAACAAATGGGAAGTAAATTAAGATCTTCTGTTGATGTGGAAAAAGTTACTGGGAAAAACGCATTCTTCGATCAAGTCGGAGTTACAGCTGCTCAATTAAGAACGAGCAGACATGGCGATACACCTCAGATCGACACTCCACATAGTAGAAGACGATTGAGCTTAGCTGACTATGAATGGGCTGATCTTGTTGACGATGTTGACAAGGTTAGAATGCTTGTAGATCCAACTAGCTCATACGCAAGAGCGGCAGCGGCAGCTATGAACAGAGCAATGGATGATGTTATTATAACAGCGTTCAACGCATCTGCGAATACTGGTGTTGCTGGTGGTACATCTACGGCTTTACCTTCAACGCAAAAAACAGCGACTTCAGATCAAAGTGATGGTTTGACGATTGCTAAACTTTTGGCTGCGAAGAAAATCCTAGATAATAACGATGTTGACCCTTCATTGAAGAGATACATTGTTTGCGGACCAGTACAGATCCAAGATCTATTAGGAACAACTCAAGTTACAAGTTCGGATTACAATGTAGTTCGTGCTTTGGCAACTGGAGCTATTAATTCCTACTTAGGTTTTGAGTTCATAATGTCAACAAGGCTAAACAAGGATGCAACTTATACCTCGGACAGATTAGTTTTTGCATATACTTCAGATGCTATTAAATTAGGTATCGGAAAAGATATATCTGCGAAAATTTCTGAAAGAGCTGACAAGTCTTACTCAACTCAAGTGTACTACTCAATGGCACTTGGAGCAGTAAGAATGGAAGAAGAAAAAGTTGTTCAAATTCCTTGTCATGAAGCATAATTAATAAAATAGGAGAAAATCACAATGGGAACTAAAAACTCAGACTTAGTAGCAAATTTTGAAGCTACGCCACCAGTTCTTACAGATAGCAGCCTGTTACACGGAGTAGTTCGTGTAGCTCAAGGTACTATAGTTGTAGCAGCTGGCGATAGTGATGATGACGATATTGTTATGCTTGCACCTATACCAAGTAATGCAACTATTCCACAAATTTGGATCGGTTCAGATACACTTGGGGGTTCATGTACTTTCAATGTTGGGATTTATCAATCTAGCGGAACAGTAGTAGACGAAGATTACTTCGCAACTGCGGTAGCTGATGCTGGTGCAATGGCAGATGTAAGATTTGAAGCTGCTAACATCAATACAGCTGGTTCAGCACTATGGGAAATGGCTGGAGCGTCATCTGATCCTGGAGGTTTTTACTACATAGCAGCTACTATGGCTGCTGCGGGTGGAACTGAAGGCGATATGTCGTTCAACATTCAATATGTTTGCAACTAGATAAATAAAATTTTAGGCGGGGAAAGCGAGAGTGGAACCCGCCTAGGATGCTTTAAAAAAAAATTAATTTTTAGGAGACTAGATGGCTAGTGTAGTTCAAATATGTAATTCAGCATTAAATCAATTAGGAGCAAGTTCTATTACAGCTCTTACTGAAAATTCAAAAAATGCTAGAATATGCAACGAAAGATATGAAACAATTAGAGATGCAGTTTATAGATCTCATCCTTGGAACTGTTTAGTCAAAAGAGTTCAATTAGCGCAAGACAGCGATACTCCAGCTTGGGGTTTTAGTTATCAATATACCCTACCATCAGATTGCTTGCGTGTTTTACAAATCAAAGATTACAATTCAGATTACAAAATTGAAGGTAGAAAATTATTAATAGGCGAAAGCACTGTTTATTTAATTTATCTAGCCATTGAAACAGATGTTAATCAATTAGATATTTTATTAAGAGAAACTATATCAGCAGCTCTAGCTCAAGATATTGCTTATGCCATAACTTCTAATTTACAAGTTACAAAACTTATGGCTGAAAAATACCAAGCTAAATTATCGGAGGCTAGACACACAGACGCTAGTGAAGGATATAATACAAATCCAGAGGTAGCACCAACAGACCAAATAATCACAGAAGATTTTATAACAAGTAGATACTAAATATGCCTAAACAACTTTTAAGCATACCCAGCTTTACGGCTGGGGAGCTTTCATCCTCTATGGAGGGTCGGACAGATTTTGCGAAGTATTTTAACGGAGCATCAAATATTGAGAATTTCGTTGTCATGCCACATGGTCCAGTAACAAGACGACCAGGCACATATTTTGTATAATTCAACAAGATTAATTCCATTCACATTTTCAACTGAACAAACCTATGTCTTAGAGTTTGGTAATCAATATATAAGATTTTTTAAAGATAATGGTCAAATTACAGAAGGCGATAAAACTATTACTGCCATTACTAAAGCTAATCCAGCTGTAGTTACTTCAAGCTCCCATGGTTATTCTAACGGAGATTTTGTAAATATATCAGCTGTTGTTGGTATGACAGAAGTTAATGGTAAAACTTTTAAAGTTGCTGACAAAACTACTAACACTTTTGAACTGCAAGATGTAGATGGCACAGATATTAATTCATCTGCTTACACAACTTATGCTTCAGCGGGTACTGCTAATAGAATTTATCAAATCACAACTGAATATACTACAGCACAACTCTTTGATTTAAAATTCGCACAATCAGCGGATGTTATGTATATCTGCCACAACTCCCATGAAGTAATGAAACTTTCAAGAACAGATCATACTTCCTGGACATTAACAGAAGTAGATTTTGCTGAAACTGGACCCTATATGGATGTCAACACCACAACAACAACTATAACTCCAGCCTCTTCAGGAACTGGAACGAGTGTCAATTTTACAGCTAGTGCTATAGTTGGTATTAATGGTGGTACAGGATTTCAAACTACAGATGTTGGAAGAATTTTAAAATTTAATAGTGGAGAAGCAGTTATTACAGGAAGAACTAATACGACAGTTGTGGTTTGCACAATTACTAAAGCCTTTACAAATACCGATGCTACTGCAACTTGGCAACTTGGTTCTTTTTCTAACACTACAGGATTTCCCGCTTGCGTATCTTTCTTTGAACAAAGATTAGTATTTGCAGCAACATCCGATCAACCTCAAACCATGTTTTTCTCAAAATCTGGAGATTATGAAAATATGACTAGCGGCACATCAGATGATAATGCTATGGTTTATACCATTGCATCCAACCAGGTTAATGCAATTAAATCATTAAAAGCTACAAGAACTTTAATTTGCATGACAACGGGCGGCGAATATGCCGTTAGCTCTGGCTCCGCACAAGACGCAATCACTCCATCTAATATTAATATTAGAAAACAATCCAACTATGGTTCAGCGGGTGTGGATGCTTTATCAATTGGAAACGCTACAATATTTTTACAAAGAGCTAAAAGAAAAGTTAGAGAGCTTGCTTATAACTTTGATACCGATGGCTATGTTGCACCAGACTTAACAATTTTGGCGGATCATATAACAGAAACAGGCGTAGTGCAAATGGATTATCAACAAGAGCCTTATTCTGTTGTTTGGGGAGCAAGAACAGATGGAGTATTAGCTGGTTTAACTTATAATAGATTAGAGAATGTCGTTGCCTGGCACAGACACATTGTAGGTGGAAAATCAGATACAACTAAAAATATTATTCATCAACAAATTTCTTTTACATCCAATACAACAGTTGTTAATACAACTAACAATACAATAACTTTATCATCACACGGATTATCTACAGG